AGCCCGTTCTTCGGCGGCGTCTCGTGGACCTGGACGCCGGACAATACTGCCCTGACGCAGGATGAGCCGACCTTCATGGCGACGACGCTCAAGGCGGGCACCCTGATCGGCTTCGCCGTGGTGTCGAACCAGATGATGGCGGATGCCTCAGAGGGCGAGTTGTCCGTCTACCTGGCCGACCTGCTGGGCCGGGCGGCGGGCTGGCAGGTGGACCTGGCCTGCTTCTCGGGCGACGGCGTCGGCAAGCCGCTCGGCGTGATCAACGCTCCGGGTCGGCTGGTCGTGTCGCGCTCCGGGGCCGGCGCCTTCACCCAGGGTGACAGCGCCGCGATGGCCGAGAAGCTGATTCCGAAGGGCTGGACGGCGCCGGGCCACGCCTGGTGGGCAATGCATCCCTCGGTGCTGCTGAAACTGCTCGCCCAGACGGCCTGGGACCCCTCCAGCACGCAGTACAACATCGGCAGTCCGGAGCGCGCTGCCGAGGCGGGTCTGCCGTTCACGCTGCTGATCCACGGCTTGCCGGTGTTCGTCACGGAGAAGTTGCCGGCGGTGGGCACCACGGGGGACGTGGTGCTCTTCATCCCGCGGCTGTATCTCCTGGGACTGCGGCAGGAGATCGAGGTCGCTATCAGCCGGGATGAGTCGACGGTTTACTTCAAGAATCAGAGCGTCATCCGTGTGAGCATTCGCGCCGACGGCCGGCCGCGGCTGAACACCAGCGTGACGCTGGCAGACGGCACGGCGACGGCGTCGGCGGTGGTGGTACTGAGCTAACCGATTGCGGATTTCAGATTGCGGATTGCGGAATGAAGAAGCGGGGTTTTTCAATCTGCAATCCGCAATCTGCAATCCACAATGGAGACCGTGGTGTTCACCGAGCGGCTGACCGAGTCGATTGGCCTGCCGGCTAACCCGGCACATGCCGCGACCCGCTCGGCCAGCTTCAACACGAACAGCGTAAATCTGCGGCAGTTTCGGCGGGCCCTGTGGATCATTGACGTGGGCACGATCAGCGCCGGCACGCTCGATGCGAAGGTGCAGGAGTCGCCCGACAGCAGCAGTTGGTTCGACCTCGTGCCGGCGGTGGCCATCACGCAGATCACGGCCGGCAGCGTGACCGTGACCGTGGAGGTGCGAAGCGACCAGTTGACCTCCGGCCGCCGCTTCGTCCGGCTGGCCCTGACGCTGGGCGGTGGCCCGAGCATGGTCATGGCCGTTATCACCCTGGCCGCCGAGCCGGATCAGCGGCCCGCGAAGCAGTTCGACGCCGGGCAGATCACCGAGCGCGTCGTTGCCTAGAGAGAGGAACTGAGAAAATGTTTACCGAGGAAATGACGGCGGCAATTGCGATTGCCGACGTTATCAACCGCACGAACAACGACAACACCAACACCAACTCCATCGGCGTGGACATGTCGCGCTTCAAGCGGGGTATGTACATCATCGTCAACACGGGCGGCACCGGTACGATCAACGGCCGCCTCCAGGCGGCGTTGAACGCCAACTTCAACGTGCTGACGAACATCACCGGCAGCAACCTGAACGCCACGAACACGAACAACGGGGTGCAGACGGTCGAGGTGCGGGCCGACCAGTTGCCGGCCGGCACGAAGTTCGTCCGCCTCCAGCTGACCGGCTCGGTGGCTGCCGTCAACGTCCAGGCCCTCGGCCTGTTCAGCGAGTCGCACTACAAGCCGGGGAGCCAGTTCAACCTGAACGCCAGCACGGTGCTGGGCCAGGTAATCACCAGTTGAGCGAGGGATCATGCCTTCACCTTGCGAACGCGCGGTCTACCTGGCCCTGCCCTGTTACGGCGGCGTGGAGCCCGGCGCATTGCCGGGGCTGCTCCTGGCTACCAGCGCCGCCCGCTGGACGCTGATGCCTTACGGGGGCTCGCTCCTGGCCTACACCTTCAACAATTTGTGGGTGGGGGCGCTGAATTCGCGCGAGGCGCAGGGCTGGACCCACTTCGCCATGCACCACAACGACATCGACGCCGAGCCGGGCTGGCTCGACACGCTCATGGACGAGCTGGACCGCACCGGGGCCGACGTGGTGAGTGTGGCGGTGGCCATCAAGGACACGCGCGGGTTGTGCTCGTGCGGCGTCATGGAGCAGAGCGGCAACATCCGCCGGCTGACCCTGCGCGAGCTGTACCAACTGCCCGAGACGTTTGGGATCGAGGATATCGCCTGGGCGCCGGAGGGGTCGCACCTGGCGGTAAACACGGGCCTGTGGGTGTGCCGCTTCACGGCGCCGTGGGTAGAGAAGGTCTGCTTCAACATTGCCGATGCGATTGTGAAGGGTGATGACGGAACCTACCGCGCCCACGTTCTGCCGGAGGACTGGAACTTCTCGCGCTGGCTGCACCAGCAGGGGCTCAGGGTGCGCTGCACCCGCAAGGTGACGGCGGGGCACACGGGCAAGAGCCGGTTTGCCAACGACCGCCCGTGGGGCGACTGGTCGGAGGACCTTGGCGACGGCCAGCGGCAGTACTGGGCCAGTGCGGTGCTACCCGACGTGGACGGCTGGCTCACCGACTCCGAGGGGCAGGCGCTGGCCCGGCTGGCGGCCGGCAAGTCCGTGCTGGAGATCGGCTCCTACAAGGGGCGCTCAACCATCTGGATGGCTCGCACGGCGCGGCACGTCACTGCTGTGGACACCTTCGACGGCGCCGGGACGTGGGCCCGGGGCCAGGACACCTTCGCGACGTGTGCCGGCAACCTGGACCGTCACGGGGTGGCGGACCGGGTGACGTTGCACCGGGGCGTGTCCTGGGAGGTGCTGCCGGGGCTGCCGCGGGCGTTTGACCTGGTGTTCGTGGATGGCTCGCATGAGTACGAGGCCGTTCGCGCCGACGCGGCCCGCGCCCGGGACGTGCTGTTGCCGGGCGGGTTGCTCTGCTTCCACGACTACAACTCGCTCGCCGACCCCGGCGTAACGCGGGCGGTCAACGGGTTGCTGGCCTCGGGCGGCGAGTTGCTGGAGGTGGTCGGCTCGCTCGCCGTGGTTCGCCCGCCCGATTGTGGATTGCGGAATGCGGAATGTGGATTGAAAGACAGCCTCGGGGGGCCTGTCCCAGTCCTGTCCGGCAATCCGCAATCCGCAATCTGAAATCCGCATTCGGGAGGGCGACGTGCTCACCGACCTGACCTCCCTCAAAACGCTGCTCGGCGTCACCGGGTCCGCTGGGGACCCTCTGCTGTCGCTGGTGCTCGTGGCGGCGGACTCCGTGTGCAAGAAGTGGACGAAGCGCGACCTGGAGCAGGCGGCCTACACGGAGTTCTACTCAGGCACGGGCACCCGGGACCTGATTTTGCGGCAGTATCCGGTGGCACTCAGCCCGCCCCCGCGCGTGTTTCATGACCCGGACGGCTACGGCGGCCAGGCGCCGGCCGCTTTCCCGGCGGACAGCGAGTTGACGCTGGGCGTGCAGTTCGTGCTGGTGACCGCGGGTGCCCAGGAGAACCGTGGCGTGTTGCGGCGAATCGGCGGCACGAGCGGGCCGGGCATCTGGACGGGCAGCTACGCCGAGACGTGGGTCGGCGGCAGCCTGGCGGCACGGCGGCTGCCGCTGTGGCACTGGGGCGACAGCAACCTCAAGGTGATCTACACGGCCGGCTACAGTCCGGTGCCGGCAGATCTGTCGATGGCCTGCCTGGAGCTGGCGGCGTGGCTGCGGAGAAATGCCCCGCTGGGCGCGCTGCTGGCCTCCGAGTCGCTGGGCGACTACGCCTATTCCCTCCTGCAAATGCCGCCGTTGCCGGAGATCGGCTCGATTCGGGGCATTCTGTCGACGTACCGCGACCTCGCGGTGGGAAGGTGGTGAGCGTGGGGCGACGACTGGCGATCCTTGACGTATCCACGAAGATGCTCGTGAATGCGCTGCGCCTGCCGCCCGGGACGGTAGTTTTGGCGTGCTCGGATGGGGATTTCTGGAACAAGGGGCTGGGAACTATTCGCCTCAAGGTAGAGCATCCCGACCTGAAGGAGGTCGAGGACGGCGGGCTCATCCCGATTTGTGACCCGAAGTGGCGCCGGCAGGATGACGTGGTCTTTGAGGGCTGGGGACAATGAGCCTCTCGTCCATGCTGCGAACCGCCTGCACGCTCCAGCGCCAGACGGTGACCAAGGACACGAGCGGCGGGGCAACCCGCGCCTGGGCGAACGTGGCGGGCGCGTCGGACGCGCCCTGTGATCTGCAACCGGCCTCCAGCGCGGTCCGGCTGCAGTTCCAGCAGCAGCGTCAGGCGGTGACGCACACGCTTTACCTCGCCACCGACGTGGGCGCCCGGGCTGCGGACCGCTTCGTCATCGGAGCGCGGACGTTCCTCTTGATCCCGGGCGGTTACCAGGCGCCGGCCCCCGGCTACGGGCAGTGGCCGGCGGTAGCACACGTCGAGGAGCAGACGGTCTGATGGCATTGACCC